CAACCTCAAGCTCAACCTCAAGCTCAACCTCAGGCACAACCGCAGCCTCCGGCTCAGCCTCCCATGTTCTTTTCTGAGGCCGATTTTCAGTCGTTTATGGATAAAGCGAATAGTATTCAGTCGGCGAGAAGAGAAGAGCCCGTCGATAAAACCGAAGATCAAACACAAGGATTCCTTCGTCCGTCTGTCGTAGCAGAAGGAATGCAAGCCGGCAATCAAGTCCTTTCTGAGGATGAGTTCAATAAGCTCACTCAGGATGCCAATAAGAGTCTTGCTGGAGATAACAGTCTTGAGCAATACGAATGGAAAGGTCTTCCAGAAGAGACTCGCCAAGCGATTATGAGTGGAGGTTTTCTTACCGGCGATAAGCAAATGGATCAGATGCTTATCAATGGATATGCCTCCAAGTGGGCCAATGATCAAGCAAACAAAGCATATGCGCAGATTACAAATGCTCAGCTTGAAAGAGATGCTGCTGCTGAACACGCCGAGTTTTTAGCGGCTCAAGAACAAAGCGATGCAGAAAAGGCTGCTGAAACAAAGAAGAACAACGAGGACCTGATCATCGCCGGCACATCAAATCAAAGAGTCTCTGGTCCTAAGACTTATATTAGCAATCGTGCTCTTGCGAATTCTATTAAAGTTCGTAAATCCCAACTCGAACGATCCCTTGACGATTATTCTGAAATGGGTAACGAAGTTCATGCCCAATTATCTGATGACCATTCAGTGCCGATGGATTCGGTTGGTGTAGGTATTGATTTGCTGATGGCGGCTTATCTTAATGGCGGAAAAGATATTCGCAATCTTGTTGAAAAATACACAGGATTAACTCCCGAGGATTTATCAGCCAACATCCATGAACTACGATCGGCTCTGTACAAAACGTTTTCTTACAAGAACCAAATCAGAGTTCCGACAGCTAAGTATCCTGTATCCGAAGACCCATCTGCGCAATCTCGTATTATTATTTGTCATTCAGGGCAAGGCATCTATATCCATCCTATTGTTCATAAGCAGTATAATGCCGACTTTGATGGCGATGAGATGAACGTTGGGTTCGATGAGGAGCGGGGTGCTTCGATTAAGAAGGCTTCAGAATTTTTTCTTTCCTCAGCTAATAAAGCTTTGTTTGATCCGGGCTTTTTTGGAATGAAAAGAATCTTTGACCCAAAGAGTTTAGGTAATGATTTCACGATGGTGCTGAAAGAGAAGGATATTGCTAATTTGGTATCCAATTTCTCTATAACTTATTTTGGTTCTGATAAAGATAATGAAATAACTTTCAAGATTTCTGACGATGAAGCAAAGAAGATTGCTCGCTTAATTAACGAGAACTATCGTTATCAGATCGAAGCTGCTCAAGGAAAGAATGTCGAAGAACGCTCAATATGGGAAGATCTCATGAGGGAGATTACGAACTATGCTTACAACAGTATATTTCGTCCGGTTGCTGACCAAGTAGCTTGTCGAATCTTGGAAAATATATACAAACTTTCTTATGATGTGAGAATCTTCGATGCTACTGTGCTTGACTATAATAACCAGTATATGGGACCAATGGTTCCCGATCAGTATTCTACTGATGATCTGAAACCGATCGAGGTATCAGTGCCCGATCCTCCTACGAATTTTCTTGATTTGATGGAGGCTTTCGGAATGCCGATTGGACGCCGCGAAGGTAAAAACGTCATCTTCCGTATTACTTCTAATTTTGGTAAAGAGATCAAATCAATCATCGAGACGGCTGCCGATCCTTCTGGATGGATCTCGCCGAACCAATGGAAGTCTGTTACTGACGAAGTGTTCACCAAGATGATGTCCAGCAGGATTAGCCATGGTGATAGAAAAGTTGCCGTAAATGCCTATATAAGAAACAGGGTCATTAGAGAAGTTGGTGTTCCTAACTTTGGTCTTATTCGCCAAGTTTCGGCGGATGGTGTTGTTACTCAGCAAGGATTTGAGGAGTGGATCAATAACTTTGCAGCTGCTTACAATAGGATGGCTAACGTCGTAAATGCTGCAAACAGTCAGTTTACTACTGATTTAAAGATCATCAACAAGACTGGCATTGACTATATTAAGACAATCAATGTTGATGAGTATGGCACTCCCCTAACTCTTAATGAACTCGCTTCTCCGTTCCTTAAAGTTTACGGTGAATACAAGATGGATCGCTTGTTCGGCGCCATCTCTATTAAAGCATCTAAGCGAGCAGAAATGGCCGAGGATTGGCGTGACTGCTACAACCCGGCAATTCACGGTCAGTTCACTTTAGCACGATGGATTCAAGTGACTCGCTATGCTTCTGGATCTGTTACTGATGAAAAGGGGAGAAACAATGTAAGTCCCAAAGCTGGCCCTGAGACTTTTATTCGAGTGCTGGCTAATCTTCGTTCGAGTTATGCTTCTCGATTCAACAAGCAATTGGAGGATGCTTTAGATAAAACCGCAAAGCAGCTTCGATTCTTTACCAAGTCGAACCTTATCAATAATCCAGATTATGTAGCGATATCTGAGGCTATGGCTAATAACCTTATGCTGTTAGGGCCAGAAGTTTTTGAATACTTCGGTCTCAATACTCTCGATGGGTTCAGGTTCAGCACCTTTGGTCAAGAGTTGTTGAATTGCGTAAAAGCTCAACCAGGTTACTCTATGGATCCGAACAAGGCCGCCGATAGGCTTGGTGGTGTTTGGATGAAGATAATGGCCGCATATAGGCTTGATCCGATTATGAAAGATAAGGCTGCCTGGATCAAGGCGAAGAATACTCCTGGAAAATCGGTTAAAGAAATCGCCAAGTTAAAAGAACGTTGGGAGTACAAACTGCAAGAGTTGGCATCGTCTTCCGACCTTTGGGAGGCTTTAGTCCTTGATTTCCAGAATAACGGCAATGCCATCAATGAGATTCTTCTTGGCAATATGGGAATGAAAGAGAAATGCGATAGACTCGTTTCCTATATTAGAGCCAACATTCCTGGTGGAAAGATCGGATTCGACATTGATAGGCATCGTCAAGGCTGGGAAATTCCCTCTATGTTGGTAGCGAATCCAAGAACCTTGACTATGAACAATATGTATATGACCGATTTGGGTCATGGAGCTTGGTTAGATAACTTGAGTGATCTTAGCGATCGAATGGATGGATTCGTAAGCAAGAATCTTCTTGATATAAAACGAGACGTTAAGAAAACAATGACGTACTGCCAAAACAACGGCGTAAGCATCAGTGAGTATTTTAACGACGTGGCATCTGGGAAAGTTCAGATTTCCGTTTGCGATGTAAACACGTTAGCTAACGGTTTTGTTGCTGGTATTACTCCTACTTACAAATCGACTGAAAAGGGACAAAAAGAAGCAGCAGTTAATCATGGCTACAATACCGTTTCACTAATTAAGAATGGTGATGTCTTCTCTGATCTTGCCCAATGCGATGATGCTTATTTTAATAAGATCCCTGTAGACCGGCTGATTCGTAATCAAGTTATGTTGGTTAAGATTCTTACTGACCCAACGTTTTCCGTTGACATTTATGCTGGCGACTCTGAGTCGACTACTATCAACCAAGAAGTCCTTTTTGGTCATGTTTATCCTTCGGATGAAGAGATCTGGAAATTTTTGTTCAAACATGAACGTCTAGCGATGATGCTTAGGAAGACTTCGTTTAGCTCTAGTTACGATGGTGAAAGCACTTACAAAGCAGCATCGACGTTGCTGAGTACGATGCAGTCTTATAGTTCTCCAGATTTTCAGTCTGAGGAGTTGTTCAATCGAGCCCTTAATGCAGTTATCGATAGACCTTCTTTTCAGGCTGTTATGGCTATGTTCATCCCAGTAAAGGGCCAAAAAGGTTACAATGTTGCCCAAATGTACAAAGACAGAATCGAATCTGTCATCAAGGGCATTGCAATGCTCGATGGTTTCTCGTATCAAGACATTAGAGCCAAGCTTGGTGAAATCGCTCCGGAAATAGAAAACTTCAAAGAAGTAATCAATGAAGGAGATCTTAATAGGGATTATGGACTTATTGGTCCAGGCCAGCTACTCGATGAGTTTGCTGAGGCTCTTGTCGAGCTTTCCTCCGATCTGCACAAGGCTGGGGTTGTTGACGAACTAGGAGAGTCGTCTCTGACTTGGGATGACATCATCTTCGAACCGCAGAACCTGATTAACTTCCATAATCAGAAGCAGCTTTGGAGTGGAGCTAAAACAGCTACTTCAGTTGGTATCAATGGAGAAGAATCACAGAGGAACGCAGCAATGGGCTGGCTTTCTACGGATACTGGGAAAATCAGAGACTGTGGTGGTGGTACAACAACAAGAGTCTCTCTTGAGGAAGTTCAAGAAAATATCAGTGATTACAGAGGAGCCCATACTGTTTCTGGTAAGGAAATCAATTCTGCAACCATTTATGATATTCAACCCGATCAAGATGGAATGATTGAGATTGTGGACAACTTCTCCTGCGAAAGCAAGGGTTGTTGTTGTCTTAAACATCAGACAGCTGATGCAACTTCGAATGAAGGTACACAAAACCAAACTACAGCTCATGGAGCCTATCTTGGAATCCTTCGTTCTGAAGGCGCTGAAGGTGGAAACCTTAAAGCAGTGTCGAACCCAGACGGAGCCGACTCTATTATCAAGATTCACATAATGGATGACTACATGAATGGGCAGTTTGAGCAGATTAAAGACAATGTCACCACACTTGCCGAGACTGGTGCAATTGGAGAAGCTCGAAAGATGTTGGCTAAATCTATGCAGGAGTGGAACTATAACTGTGGATACGACCAATTGGGTCTTCAGGATTACTATAATCTAGCGCACTTGCTCATCAGGGAAACAGAAGATGGTGTTCGTATTGTCTCGGTTGAGCAGTTGAATCAGATCATTTCTGAGATCTCGATTCGGCTTCAAAAAGATCCTAAGTTCAAACCAAAAGATGATGACTGGTCGGTGGTATTGAACGAGGCTCTTGAGAATTGGAAGCCAAGAGGTAAAGTTGATATCGAGAAGGTACTCAACATGATCGAGGTTCCAAGTGTCTCGAACGTTTACAATAAAGGAATCTATCCTTATCTGTCTTCGTTTGACCGAAACGTTATGCTGATGGATGAGCTGACTGATAAGTATTTCCAACGAAATCCTAATGCTCGTGCATATTCGAAATATGAGCTTGATAAGATCGCTCTGGCAATGGAACAGAAGCACTATAAGACTCCATTTGCTGCTTATGTTAAGTCTCATAAATACATACTAGCCAAAAAGAACAACAAGAAGAATGCCGCTGAGGATCAGAACGATAAAAACAAAAACGAAAAAGAGATGGCAGAGAAAAAGGAAAAAGGAAAAGTTATCGAGAATTATTACAAGAATACCTATCGATTCCTTGGGTATTGTTCGTTGAATAATCTTGATTACACCGAGTATCCTGGTCCCAATATTGCTTGGGTTGTCGACAATTCGGCATCTCCTTCCGATGTTGAGAAAATGATTGAGATAGCAAAACTTAACGGAAACACTGTCTTTTTTGAAGAAAAGCTTCGCCTGGATTCTCAGGAAGTTCTTTTCGATGAAGTTCAGAATGGATATGCTCGAATCAACTTAGGAGATAAAAAGGGTAGAGGTTACGTGGTTTCCTTCTTCGACCTCCAGTTGAACGGTCAGGCAAATCCTGAAGGATCTTTCAACGCCGGCGAATCGCGTTTTAGACCTGAAGAGCTTGCTAGATTTGTTTCTGATGAGCTTAATGAAAACAGAAACGGTGATGCTGGTCTCACTGTCACAGAACATTATGCTAATCGTCAGAGAGTTCGAGCAACGAAACGCGAGGAATTCTTCTGTCAGAATCTGTTTAGAGAACTGATAGATGATGGTGTGTTTAACTTCCCTGTAAGAATAGCCTCTGTCGAAGATATTAGACAAATGCTTGAATGGGGACAGAATGGTGGTCCGGGGTTCTGTATTGGAGTTGACCCTGATAAGTACCCTGAGGAGAGGGATCGCTTTTACGAAGCTGTGGCTAGATATTTAGCAAGACTTGATGAAGTATATGATGACGGCTTCCTACCTAGTGCTAGACCCGATGATATTATCGGATGGGCTATTGCTACAAAGGTAAATAAAGCTGGAGAGGCAGAAGATTACTGGGCCCCCATCCGCGCCTTCGACATCTATAGAGGCGAGGGCTCGTTCTCGGAATTTGACGTTGATTCGGTAGAATCCCATATCAACGAGCGAGGATCTATTGTGGTCAACTACTCTATCGACACGTCGGTGCTCCATCATCAATTCAAAATTTTCCAGGATGGTATGGCATCTAACAAGCTAACAAGCGATGGCGAGCCCATGGAAGATCGTCAGTTGAAAAATGGAACTTACCTCGATGGATACTTTAGCAAGGAATCTACTGAATCAAGAGAGTTGCTTTTGGCTAAAACCAATCCTATATCGACTCTTATGTGGGAATCCCGCCTTGAACCTTATCTGTATAATTTAGCTGAGCTTACGGATACCTTTCCTAATAATCCAGACTTGAAGCAAAAGCTATTGAACGGTGATCAAATCACTTTTGACGAATGGAATAAGTTCCTAGATAACGATGGAGTATTCTTCTCTGAGGCTTATATTTGGAACAATCCTCAATGGGGCGATCAAGGTTCGGCAATTATGAACGCCTTCCTTAAACAAACTTGCCAGAAACTTATGAAGTGCGGAGTTGATCCAGCTACCTTCCTAAGTTCGAGAAACCAAACAGAAGGTCCAACTTACAAGTTCTTCAATTGGAACATCATGTATAAATCTTCTAATGCTTTCAAAGATTGCATGTTGGCGTTCCATCATTCGATGAATCCGTATCTCTGTCCTGAATATAGCTTAGCTGAATACAATGGAGAACTGTTCAATGGTGAGCTTATGGTAGAAACCCCATTCAGAGGAACAGATGGAAAGATTCACTATCGTTGGCAATATATGGTTACTGGTCTGCATTTCCTTGATTCTCATTTTGACTCAATGACTGGATTGGCTACTACCGGTAAAGTTTTCAGCGTACCCTCTTTGAACGCTATGACCCTTGGAGGCAGACCGTTGCGAAAAGACGAAGTTCCATATTATCTTGATTGGCAGAATAGAAACAGAAATGAAAATCAATCTGACGTATTTATTACTACAGATACTGATATTCTGTAACAAGCAAGAGAAGGAGAAAAACTATGCCCGGTAAGATGAGCGATGCGGTAAATGCAGCTATATCTAAATTAAATAATCAAAAAGGTAGTATTGGAGATATTACTACTGATAAAGGTTTTGATCCAAATGACCATGCATTCGACGGTTCAGATATACTTGCCGAGGTTTTGCGTAGGCATCAAGAAGGAACAGGAGGAAATAATGCCGGCGCAGCTCCTAATGCGAGCGCTCCTAAAATTGAGGCAGAAGCTGCAAAAAAACCAGTGATTCATTCTACTGAGGAAAAAAAGCAAGCAGCAGATTCAAAAGAAACTGACAAAGAATCAGATCGTCAAAAGGAAGCTATCAGGCAAGACGATCATCAAGCTAACAATGATGAATCTGGGTTGGCTCCTAAAGTACAAACCTCCGAAGGGAGAGCTAGAGGAACCAGCTATCAAGATGCTAGTAGCAGAACGGCTCCTCCAGCTGTTCCAATTCTTAAACCAAGAACAACACCCGAAGAAGGATCTGATGATTTTGTTGGGCCGGTTAAGAATGTTGCTGCTTTAAGAGCATATGCACAGAGGCAGGCAGAAAAAACCAAAAAGACGGCTCCAGCTACAGCTCCAATGACTGAAGACTTGCGCAAGAAGATTGCTGAAGCTGTTGCGGAAAAGTCGGGATATAAGGAAATGGGTCAAAAAACCCAAGATTATATGAATCGTCAAGCTTTGACCGATGCCAAAAGGAAGCAACTTGTCGCTCAAAGGAAACTTGATAAGGTGATGGGCGATAAAGAAAACTCAGCAGCAAAACCGAAGCAAAGGTTCAATTTCAACAAGCTATCTGACTTGATGAAAGAGAAAACGAATAAAGACAAATCTAATGAGGTCGGACTCTCTAAGGACGATTTAGAGCTTTTTAGTGTCTTTCAAAACGGGAAAACCATTGCTACAAAGATTCGCATGAAACAAAACGAGAATGATCCAGAAATAGTTAAGGATGCTAAGAAAGCTACAGAGATAACTGTTCCTTACGAAATTTCCTCTAATGCTCTTATCAGTGAAGAAATCCTTAACAAGGTTGAGTTAGAATACCAGAAGAATATCGACAAACTTTGGCAGACGATGGAAGATGACATGGAAGTCAGAACTCGATCGAACGCCGAGAAGAGAGCAGAAGAAGCATCTCAAGCAGTTGCTGAAAAAGAAGAGAAGCTTACTGGAAAGAAACCGGAAGCAGAATTCGATAAGTATGAACCCAATCTTTCTTATTTGAAAAATGTAGGAAAGGTTCAAGAAGAGACACCTCAAGCTAGGGATGTTCCAACTAGCAAAATTGCCGACAACTTGAAAAACGAAGATACGCAAACTGATACAGCCATTGATTGGCTTCAAAATAATGTAGACATCGGAAGTGTTGAGGTTAAACATAACCGAGATGATGAGGTGTCAAAACGTACAAAAGCCATCAAAAATTCCTTCAGAAAAGGTTTTGGTGTTAAGTCTGATGTAAAAGTAGAAGTAAACGTAGATCAAGCAAAAGACTATCTGCAAGCAAATACTGGAGCAGCAAAGGGAACAATCCGAGTCCCTGGATTGATGTCTCGCAAAACCTATGAAGGGATCAAAGAGCAAGGCAAAGACGAAGCCAAGAAAAAGAAAGAGAAGATAAAGGCTGCTCAAGACAAAAGAGTCAGTATCGAGAATCAGATCCAGGACATCAAGGCAAAGATCAAAGAAGCGAAAGAGAACACAGAAAAAGATGAGTTTGATAACGCTCAGATTTTCACATATGGAGCTCGACTTAGCGATCTAACAAAACAGAAGAAAAAAGCTGATTCCGAATACTTCAGCTTGGTCAACAACGGTAAGTTCAAGGGAGTGAAATTTACTGGTGTAGCAAACAAAAAATTCAATGAACAATGGAAGAACAAAAAAGCAGAAAACAAGAAAGACGATAAAGATACAAAATCTTCTTCCAGAATTTATTGGAGCCAAAAGAAGAAAAAAGAAGAACAAGCCAAAAAGAATCAAATGAAAACAGTTACTTTGCATGATGAGACTTTTGAGCAGGAGTTAGTTTCTGCTTGTAGATTCTTCGGCTGGGATCCTGAAGATGAGTCTAAAAGAACTCTCGCTATGAAGTGTGCTGTTCTTTACTGTGGTATTTGCATTGATCGAAAAGGTAAGTTATTTGATAAGAAGTTCAACAATTATTACCTTGACGATAAAGTCTATATCGACGCATGGAATCAAATGAAAGCAAACCAACAAGCGCATGGATTTCCTTTTCTCTATGCAAATACTAATTATAAAATTGGTGGAAACTATCGCTTCCCCATGACCATGATGCCGCCTGATATCTTAATGGCACTTACTCAAAAGGGAGCATTGCTTGAAGGCTGGACTCCTTATGCTGTAGCAAAGCGAGGTTATAACGAGTTCTTGAACAAAGTAGCGCCTGCCATGTCAGTCAATGCAAAAGAAAATCAGAGACAGGTTATGCAGGATCTGTTCCAGTTTGTTGCAGGTGAACTCGGCGATGCTCATCTTGATTCCGGTATAGCTCCTCGCGATTACTTCTCGATTAACGAGGCTTTCGATCCTTTGAACGATTATGCGATGCTGTTCCCGAATACCGAGGAACTTGTGCGCAACAATGAAAAGTGTAGACAGCGAGCATTAAGAGCTCAAGATAGGATTCAGTCGAAGAACACCAGAACAGTCAAAGGCGCCGATGGTTCATATCGAACCCTCAGAGATATCGCCATCAACTGTCCAGACGTCTTTGCAGAGGTAGTCAAAGTTCAGCGCGCTCAATCCCTTATCTTCGATATCACACTTGGAGCATCTTCTGCTCTTGAGCATTTAAAAGGAAATTTCTCTAACTCAATGGCGGCAAAACTCATGCTTGCTGATATCGGAAAATCAGGTCCAACTGCTGCGACTTACGAGATTGCTAAAAGTAAAGAGTTCCAAGATATTCTTTTCGACGCCGTCCATCTACTCCAAATCGGAGGGAAGGATGGATTAAACTTTGCCATTTCCCAAGGATATACACTTGGCAGAGGAGACGCTCGGGAATACGCTCGAAAATTCCTTGTGTCAAAAGGTTTGTCGGAGAAGGAATCTGAGGATTACTTGAACATGTCCCCGGCAGAGCAAGCGGCTTTCCTGAAGCAGAACCAAGGAAAAATCCAATTATGGATTAACCGATATTCGGATTTTGCTGCTAATTTTGCTACCGGCGAATGGGTTTGCAAGGGAGGAGACTCTAAACGCTTTGTCGAGTTCCTTGCATACAATACCCAGAAATATGCAGACCATGGTGGAATGAACATAACTCCAGAACAAATGGAGCGAATGCTCATGCAAAACCCGCAGCAAACCATCACGCAGTTGATGCTTAGGCCCGAGGGGATGAACTCTCTCGTTATGACGATGGACTCCACTATTGGTGGAGTGAATCCTTTTACTGATTTTTGGGATGAGTTCATGGCTCGAAAAGGAATAGCAGATATTGCTTTTGCAAACTTTGTAACTTTGTTCCCTAAGTATGGGTTCATGGCAATAGGCAAGGTCATGCCAATGTCTCATACCGGTATGTATCTCGCATCAAAGGGATACTATGCGACGAAGTCAATGCTAATGGGCGGTGTTAAAGCTGGAGATATTCACGAAGCAGATACGAAGGATCGTCTTGACACCCTTATCGGAGGCAATGATTCTTTCATTGAGGGCTTGATGCAGAACGTTATTATGGACTTTGCCCAGCTTGGAACAAACGTAATGATGTTCCTTATCGAGGTTGGTTTCCTTTTGCTTACCGGAATCAAAGAACCTCCTGAGGACGACAAGAAATATGTTTACGAAGAGTGGAGACTGTTCACGAACATCATAGACGGCGGTGTTGCTATCAAACAAAACTGGTACCTCAATGAGTTCTTTGGAATCATCGGCGGTCCTGCTGCCGTGGCTGCTGCTGGAGCACTTGCTGGAGCAAGCTCTGACGTTGCTTTCAAAACGTTCAAGTCTGGAACCTATGAGGTAATGATGAACACTGGTGTTTCCCAGGTTACGAAATTCTGCGAATGGATTACCGACTTTGATCAATCTATGGTCATGGCACAGATCGACGGAAACAACAGCAACAGGGCTATTGGTGGAGACTATCTAGCCAATCAGATCCTGCTGACTTTTGCAAAGGGAGCTGTAAGCACTATCGAGCCTCGATTCATCAAGACTCTTTATAGTTCTCATTTCTTTGGTTCTCAAGATAACCTCGCGCATTCGACATCTCAAGTTTACGATCCTGAATCGGAAGATGGAGGAACTATTCCAACGACGATGATTGACAGCATGATTCGTAGGTGGACCTACAATGACCCTGGTGCTGCCTTGGTTATGAACACCATCACAGGAAACTGGTGGAACGAGGATGCAACTGGGTATCTTCGTGAGCAAATGCCTCTGATTACCGAGACTGATCCGACAAGTTCTATCTGGCAAAAACGATTCAGCGAAGTAGATGGAAGAGAGATTACCTGGGATTCTTCTGATGAGGATAAACAGATTGTAGTTGATCGTGTCCTTGATGCTTACAACACTTACGGAGGTATTCAAGGCATGGTAAATGCGGGTATTGTCGTCCCGTACGTTACTCGATATTACGTAACCTCTTACCTTCAGGCTCAAAAGAACGCCAACTGGAATGCTCATTATGAGAGACAATACTCCCGAGGAGGATTCTCGTCTAATGAGGAAAAGGAAGCTTCGGTTGAAAACGTGCAAAAGAGCAATGCAGCTCTCGATCAAAAGATCCAAGAGTTCAAAGATAGTAAGCTTCCTTATTCAGCCTACAAACTTCATCGCTATGAAACTGATTACTGGAAAAACTATTATGCAGAAAACGAAAATGGAGAGCGAGAGTATCTAACTCCCGATGAGTACCTTCTCAGAAAGCTCTCCGGTGACGACTCTGTTGTTAGGAACTACTACGCATCAGGCGATCATAAGTCGGGACTGCCTCCTTACCTTATGGTTGACAATGATGCTGCAAGTAACTCTTTGGCGCCTTGGTACAACAAGGAAGCTGGATTTGATCGAGACCAGCTCCTCTCTGACATCGGAAACGAGAAGATAGAATTTGGTCAGAATAAGGGAAAGACTCTTGCTGAAACAATCGGAGCAGGCGACGGTGAGTGGGCTCCGACAACAGGTTCTCGCTCCAATGTCTCTGTGAAGAATCCGTTTAGCAATGATTACGAATGGCCTAAGCAATCAGACCCGAATCTTTTTACTGGAAACCTTGGCGAGAACGGCAAGAATAAAACCAGTGACGAATGGAAGCAGTCGAACAAATCTGGCACTAACGGATCGTCGGCTGGTTGGGGATACACTTCCTCTCGTAGATACAGCAGATCCGGCGGATCTAGCCGTGCAGCTTCTCTTTACTCGCATCCGGCTTCTAGCCTTAACGCTGATCGACCTGCTACTATGTACAGCAAGAATAGAAACTACACTAGGTACGATTACCTGCGTCCTGACTTCGAGACCAAGGGTAGCCGCGACGCCTACAAGAGATCGGATATCTAATGGACAAAGAGCTTAAATGGAACATCGACGTTGAAAAAATCAAAGACAAGAGGCTTTCAAAAGTAAAGGCTCGATACGACCAAGCTCGCTCGCAGATGATGCAGCGCACCTACCATCATGAGCTTTACGGTCTGCTCGCTAAGAACAAGTCCATCCACCAATGGTCTACGAAGAAGGGCCAGAGCAAATACTTCAGCGAAGGGTCTACCCAGTACATCCTTCGCAAGGTACTTGCTGATACCATTCAGCGTATGCCTGATGGAGAGCTGACAACGCAGTACGATAAGTCTACGTGGCAGCACGTGATCACCCAGTATCTGTTTGAAAACAAGGTGATGTGGTCGGAGTACGAGGGAATCGACATGCTCTCCAACTTCACCAATACCTTCAAGATGTCGTTCATATACGCCTTCGCTCCAGTGCGGACTGGCTTCGAGAGGGATGTCGACGGAGATATCCGAATCTCCTACAACCTGGAGAATTGGGCGGACGTCTTTGTTGATCGAGACTGCCGAGACATCCGCCGACCCGCTGTCGTCTACCATCGCAGCTATCTCTCAAAAGACCAGGTAGAAGAACTTCTCAATGAGGACGGCTCGGTTAAAGATTCGTCCTATTGCGAGGATACTATCAAATACATCCTTGATCACGATATGTTCGGTGCTAAGCAGTGGGAGTCTGAGAAGCTCTCCGATAAGATGAAGAACTCCACAGCGCTTCAATCGATCGAGCTTGTCACAGAGTACAAGCGCGGAGCTTCTGAGTTCGTCACGTTCGTTCCAGGACTCAATGCTCCGCTTCGCAAGGTGAAGAATTACGATCCTCGCAAGGGCTTGCCGTGGAACTTCTTCGTCCTGGAGCCTGACCCTGACTTCCCGCTTGGAGTCAGCCAGGTTGAGTTCCTTCTGTCCGACCAGCAGTTCAACGACCTGTTTCAGACAAGCGCCTATAAGAACCTGCTCCTTGCAATGGAGCCGCCTATCATGGTGTCCGGTTGGGAAACCAATCCGTCGTCCTACGTGTTCGAGCCTCGTCGAATTTGGAATCTTGGCAATAATCCGAACCAGGTGAAGGTAGACCCGGTCAAGATCGATAACACGGTTCTCAACAACTGGACGACCACGCGAGAAGCAGTAGCCTCCTCGATGCTTCGTAACCTGAACGTTATGGACGGCACCATCGCGAAGGACTCCGGCACGTCGTTCTCCAAGACGGCTCCTGGCGTGAAGGCTCAGCAGGAAGCTAAGACCATCAACATCAACCAGTATCAGAAGAGGCTTGAGAACTTCATCTCGCAATGGGCAACCCAAGCTCTCCAGATGTACATCTCTGCAATGGGTGGCGAGCATGACATCACTGTCGATGAGGCGACAAGACGTCGTCTTTTCGATATCGGATGCGACGATATGATCACCATCGATGGCAAGGTCACCGTTGATTTCGATGAGCTGTCTGCGAACCAGCTTCGCTATCAGGTTCGCGTAGGCTCTCTGGTTCAGCTCAAGGAAGACCAGGAGCGTGCAGCACTTTCCGAAGTGGCGCAGCCGTTCGTCCAGAACCTCAACGGATGGTCTGAGGAGAATCGTAAAGTTATCGAGAACGAAGTATTGCTTCCGATTGCCAAGCGCTTGCTCGAACTGTCCAACGTCGATATCGCTCAAACGATGGCTGACAGCCTGTCCACGCAGATCGCAAAGACTATGATGGCCGATATGCAGAATCAGATCGACCAGCAGGGTGCCGTGCAGCAACAGCAGGGCCAGCAGATCGCAGACATCCAGAACCAAATGCAGGAGCAACCCGGGGCCATGCCCCAGGAGCCCATACCCGAGGGATCTCCTTCGGGATTACCACCGGTCGAGGGCGAGGCTCTATCGCCAGGTGCCGAACCCTCACCGACCAGTCCAAGTGAAACCCCAGGTCAACAAGTAGTTTCTCCTGAGGATTTGCTTGAATTGTAGCGTGAGTGAGATAATATCCTAAAACCTGGCGACAGAGCACAATAGGCTAATAGAAAGGAAACCAACATGGGAGCACAGCCTATCTCGCCGCAGATCTGGAACAAAGCGGCACTTACCGACAACCGCCTCCTTCCGGCGCGGTATTCCATCGGTATCTTTACTGGCAAGGGCGTTAATATCGCCAACAACGAAGATGCGTATGCCTACGATGACATCCTCGTGTCCGACCGAATCTTCGACTACGATGACCGTCGTCTTAACGGTCTGACCGGCCCCGGTTCTACCGAGGTCACTGGTCGCGACGGCTGGGGAGCATCTGCTTACGGCCCGTTCCAGACGGTCCGCTTCACCCGTCGAGTCTTCACCAGCGGTCAGCATAAGTCGATCGCGTGGCGAATCTTCGACGAGAAGCAGTATTCTGGCGGCATCGGAGAGTGGGGCAACGCCACCACCTCCAACGCCTACACTGGCGGCGAGGCATACCTCTCCACTGCTGAGACGATCAACAAGGCGAAGGCTATCTGGGACAAGGAAATCCTTGGTCCGCATATCGACAAGTACAACTTCTTCGCGATCGCCAACGGCCATATCTCCGGCCGCTTCGTGCAGACTCATGCGAACGAAGGCCGCATGTTCGATGGCGAAGGCCAGTGGATCGCGTCTCCTGGTCCTTACGAGGGCCTGTCCTATCCGCCCGAGTTCGCGCCTATCAAGGCGATCGAGTGGGATAGCGCCAATGTCCGTCCGATGCTGAACGCCATCGACGTGGCATGGACCAACCTGTTCATCCCTGAGGACAACCGTGTCATCCTCCTCGACAAGGCGTACAAGGACGACCTGCTCTCCAACCTCATCGGTATGCCTGGCTCCGTGCCTGCTACCGAGAAGGCTTACGATGCACTCGTCGAAGGCCGCTTCGAGCGCTTCTACGGTTGGGACTTCGACTTCTCGATCCCGTCCCAGTATTACCCGAAGGTCTACCTCGATGCGAACAACAACGTTGTCCATAGCGCAGACGGCAACGCTGCGTTCGACATGGTCATGAACTCCATCAAGGCTGAGGATGGTGTGCTGAAGCTCCAGAACGAGCTCGGTGCTGCTTCCCGAGTCCGTGCTACGAACTACTTCGGTACTTACTTCGATCCTGAGACCAAGAAGTTCAAGAACGAGGTAACCAACTATACGATGTCCATGCCGTCCGGTGAGCCGTACTACGGCGACGCTGAGCGCTACGACAACGCGACCCTGACGAACGACTGGAAGGTTCAGAATATCACCGACTTCCCGTGGCAGGGCTTCCCTGGTCAGGGCATTAAGAACCCGACCGGCCCGGTCAAGCCTATCACCCGTCGTCAGGTCATCGGCATGGCGGTTTATCGTCCTGCTGCCCAGCTTGGCGAGGAGTACGGCAACATGGAGACGGAGCGCGGCGGTACCCGTGGTAAGTTCACCGAGCTCGTGTTCGACATGAAGCATGACGCCTGGGTCATCCCGCAGTATTCCCACGGCATCCTCCTCATCGTTGACGCCGAGGAGAACTCCAACAAGCCCGCTATCAACGTCCGAGTTGTTCCGCCCGTTGATGAGGTTGAGGCTAAGGTTACTGCGATCAATGTAACTCCGACGACCCTGACGCTCACCGTCAACCAGGAAGCTAACCCGCAGGTTACCGTGACCGGTACCGGCAAGTTCGATAAGACTTGGACCGCGTATTCCAGCGCAGCCAACATCGCAGAGGTCAAGCCTGACGGCAAGATCACCGCGAAGGCAGCCGGCAGCGCGACCATCACTTATCGCTCCACTGGCGATCCAACCAAGACTGCAACCATCGCTGTAACGGTCAATGCAGGCTAGTCGGTAGTTGAGTACGGGCAACTGCTAACAGGAGGGGGTTGGGAAACCGGCCCCCTCTTTTGAGTGAAGAAGGGAGATGCGATGGCTGACGTTACTGACGAGCAAAGACAAGCTGCGAACAACCTGACGACTATTGCGAACTACAATGCGCAATCAACCAAGAACCAGCTTGCCCAGCAGCTTGAGAACTACGACTTGGCCGATAAGCAGAACCGCGCCCTTGCCGATACGGAGAAGAATCAGTCCAGTAAGTCGGCAGCAGCCGATCGGTTCGCTCAGAACAAGAAGCTGCAAAACGCAACAAGAGGCTTGCTTGGCACTGTGGGTAGCGGCCTTTACGGTTCGACCCTGTACAATATCATGGACATGCTTCGAAACCGTCAGGACCTCGATAGCCAGGCAACGCTCAACACACTTCAGCAGAACTGGGATACGGCAGAGAACGCATACAACGAATCCGCTAATGCGAACGTCCTGTCCCGAAACGATGCTGCCACCAATGCAGAGTATGCTCTTCGAGGCATCCAGTCCGATACAGCAGCTCAGTTGAACAACATCAATCCCGACCTGTTTGTTGCTCCTGGCGAGGGAGACACCAACGTCGGTGCCGATGGTACGGCTGCGAATAATAAGCATGAAGCGAACCTAGCGAGGATGAGCGGGTATATAATGCCAAGTAAGAATCAGATCGAACAGCAGACTAAGCCTCGATCTGTTACCAAGAACTCTTATTTCAACAAGCTTATGAATGGATACAGGGGGTAGAACAATGGAGAATATGGATGATTTCCTGGATATGTTCCTGTCAATGACTCCTTCTCCGGAGCCTGAGATCATGCACGGTGGCAAGCCTGAGCACGCAGGTCACGACCTCGATGACGAAGACGAGATCAAGATGATGCTCAAGAAGATCATGTGTATGCTCGCTAAGCTCCATCTCGACGATATGCCCGAGCCTAAGGAAGGCGAAGGCATCGACGTGCTCTACAAGGAAGACGGCGACCCCGACATCAAAGGCGCCTTCAAATCCATTAAGGGCGTCATCAACGGCGACTCGTCTGAAGATAAGGAATCTGAGAAAGATTCCAAAGAAGAGAAACCCGAGGACGAGGACAATAACGAGAAGAAGTCCCCGTTCTGCAAGGCTCGGAAAGGAGGTTTCTAATGGGATTCAAACAGACTGTGAAAAACGCTAAGAAGGCAGCAAAGAAGAAGTCTAAGAAATGCGGCAAGTAACCTGAGGAGGAACCATGTCGAGAGGGCTTACTATAGCCGAACTTGTTCAGCAAGTTTATTACGCCATCTACAAGGTCCGCATCGACGTGGACGAGGGAGTGGACGGCGCCTTTTCTTCTAAGACTGACAAGTTCAAGGAAGTTGTGATGGAAGCAAACCTTGTCCTTCAAGAGTTTCAGAAGGAGCAGGATTGGAATTTCCTTCGGGACCGATGGGAGATCGGCTGGGCTTTCAATCCCCATCATGGGATCCAAGAGTTTCAGATTCCTCCTGATGTCTACAAGATCTGCTCTGGGTTCAACGACGCCGTCCGCCTGCACAACCACGGCGGCTTCCTCGAAGTTCCTATCACGTCTCCGCGTTCTGGCAACCACAGTGATGTAGCTATGTTCGATCAATACGGGCAACTCGATGTCCACGACAACCGAGTCAAGGCGTTCGTTGTGGGCGATACGCTCACCTTCTCGCGTCCTTGGCAGCCTATCGAGCTTGGCTCGCTTATAGAAACCGACGTAATTTCTACTGTGCAGCCGCTGCACATTTGCGATGACCGATGCTCTGATAACTGTCCGAAGGCGTATAAGGAGCGAGTGCTGACCTGGTGCCCTGACCCTCTGTACTTCGTGTACAAGATCGCATCCTACCGTGCTGAAGGCGATCCGTCCGTCTCCGAGATGGTAGAGAGCTTGACCAACAAAGCCAAGATGATGCTGTCTGCGATGCGAGAGAACGACTCGGCTCACACAGTTCCCGATACCTACCAGACTGCACACCTTGGATACATCGAGGTGATCTGATATGGCAGGCAAGGCATCATCGAAGAAGAAATCATCTGGAGGCGGACGACCTAGAAACTCCGAGCCTCAGGTTCAGGTTTTCAAACAGTTCACTGGAATGAACATTCAGGAGAACCAGGCGGACTTCGACCCATCTGGAATCTCCCATGATCAGGCCGATCTCCAGATGACCTATATGGAGATTCAGAACAATGTAGCTGTAACCTCGATGAAGACGCTTGAGACAGTGAACAAGACTGTGGAGAAGTTTCTCGTTCCTCCAACAGGCACTGAGTTCACTGGACCCATCGTCAACATTGGGGCTTACATCTATGCAGCCACGAGCAATGCGGATTCTTCCGAGTATGCAATCTATAGGACTGAGGTTCTTGATCCGACAAATTGGACAAAGATCGAAGTCAAGAATGCCGCTCCGAAACTGGGACCTCTTCCCGATAAGACCGAATGGACATGGATTGGTCTTGTCGGTGGGTACATCGTAGCGCTGACCAGCTCAAACAATATCTTCATCAGCGAATATAAGGAGAACGAGTCGATCAAAGAATTAAGCTTCTACCCGAAGATCGCCTCTCCTACTGAGAACAAGCTCACCATCTATGGAGACCCTTGGGAATACGGAAGACAGTATGCTCTGTATCCGCGAGGGTTTCTCAGGATCAAGGAAGTAGCCTCTGTTGAAGAGGCTCCTCCTGCCGATATGCAGTATCGTATCGGAATCACCTACACTCTCTGCAATGTGTTCGGACCTACTGAAGCAGCACCTATCAAATACTATTGGGTGAACAAGCCGACGACCGAATGGTCTTCATCCTGTTACCTGGCTATCGACCACTATGCAAAAAAGGAAGATGGTTTCGATGCGATGGAGTTCTACTACGTTGAAGGAGAAGCCCAGGATCCTGCGTTCTTCTACCGTCTTGAGTTCGATCTCGACGGATCTGATCCTCGCATGTCTTTTCATTGGGACGGATACAACACCAATACCGATATGTGGACTATTGCAAACCTTTCCGTCCCAACGAAGAACTACACGGCTGGAGTCGAGGCAGGATACGCCACATCTATCGATGGCCGTGTTTACTTCTGGGGCAATGTCGAGAACCCAGCAAGACTCTACATCGGAGGTAACCCAGGTAACGAGCTGTCTATTTCGACTGGCACAGGCGGTGGTTTCGTAGACTGCGACCCCGGCCAAGGAAACCGAATTAAAACTGTTGTCAAATATAAGACGCAATCTGGTAACAATATTGTCACGATGCTTTGTGATAACCCCAACTCTCAAAAAGAGTTCCGCTACAACCTCGTTGAGAACAATGTCAGCCTCTCCTCTGAGCAGTCTGTCAAAGGATGGCAAGCTGAACATGTCTCAGGCGCAGTTGGTTGCAAGTCTCCTTATGGTGCTGTGGTGGCCGCAGACGGCCTGTACGCCGTGTCTAGGTTCGGTCTGGCTCTCACTACGCTTACGATGGAATACAACTCCCAAATTCGAGCTCAGTACGTTTCAGACGCTATTAAACCTGTATTCACCGACCAGGTTGGACACGAGTTCTCCGACTCAGTTCTTGTTGAGATGAACGATAAGCTCTATCTCGTGTTTGGAAGCCATGCAATCGAATCTCTCGGCGAGAACTATCTTGAAGGAATCATCTTCTGCTATGACATCGACGGTAAAGCATGGTGGACAATGACGATGCAGGACGAAGATCCTATCATGTCTATCGTGCCACTCGATTATGAATCGGCTCGTGAAGGTTTGCTTTGCCTCACGAAGGACTATGCAAGCTTCATCCCACTTACGAAACCTGATAAGCCAGAGGATGAGCCTGTCGATTTCTACATGCAGTCTGGCCGTATCGGAGTTGCTCAGCCTCTTAACGGGTTGCAGAACCTCGTGCAGCTTGAGTTCAGGTTCGATTACTTCTGCGGTTCAATGGAGATAAAGCTGGTTGGAATCGACCAACTTGGTAGGAAAGTTACCACAACCAAGCGAATAAACCACGAAACACCGGTTTATAACCTCGCTGAATACATGCGAGTTGATCTGAAACTTGAGAGCTATACCTTATCTTTCAAGGGCAAAGCTCGATTTAGGATGACCCATTTCATGGCTAAGACATTCAACCTTACGAACAAGCGGGGCATTGTCTGGGGTTTCGACTCTTCTCAAGGACTGCACTCGGACAACGATATCCGAGTTTACATAAAAGACTACAACGATCTGAAGCAAGCAATCATCCCGTAAGGAGGAAACGAAATGGGTTATCGAAGAATCGAGCCGCCTAAGCACCATCATCGTCGGGATATGGACAACAAGACGACTGGCGGCGTCATCTTCCTCGAACCTGGAACGACGGCCAAGTTCTCCATTCCCTGTTGGTACCGCATGGTAGGTTGGCCTATTCAGGTTCACGGACACAATCGAGATTTCCACGATTATATTGGCTGGCCTACCCCAGACCATCCAGACCACAGTTGCCAGGAATGGGACTACGACCACTCCTGCTGCCGTCATGGTCACGCTCACTGCGAGCCGAAGAGATGCCACGATTACATCGACATGTGCAAGCTCTATCCTATTCATCTTGAAAAGGAAAAGTACACTGTCAGCTGCAAGGTTTCCGATATCCCCGTACCGCAGAACATCTACTTGAGATATATGGACCTCATCAATTGGGACCAGCCTGATGAAACCGACTTGAAAAAGGCGTTCGACAAGATGAGCGAGGATGAGTTCCACGCTTACCGCAAGTGGTACATTTCTCAGAAGATGCACGTCGCGGCTGAACCATCGATTAGAAAAGGCTTCGATTGGATCATCGATATCAGAGTTAATGCAATCATGGCAGAAACTGAGATGTTCCCGTTTGACGAGGCGGAGAAGATTGTTACCGTTGTCGTTTCGAGATCTTTCGACGATGACAGCTCAGCCACTAAAAAAGAAGTCGTTGGAAAGTTTATCGTCAAAGTCAATGATCCTGGTCAAGTCAGCGGTGGTGCTCAATGAGAGTGACCGATGCCCGACAGCCAATAGTGGTTCTTGGTGGCATCTATCCACAAGAACGCGCTGTCGTGAGGAATAACGAATCAACGACGATTGTCTCGATGCTGTATTCCGAGAAGCCTTCCTCGCTCATGGCGGTCTCGTGGCAGGAGTATGGCCCTATCGTTGCAGGCGAGCTTGGTTATGAGAGAACCGCATGGGACGCAGGCTACATCTACAAGGTCCCTCTTAATCAAGAGCAATGGGATTACATCGAGGTGCTACTTGATTACAGCAGCTGGCCTCTTGAGTTATCGGATCAGCACGATAACATCGATGTTCTTGTTAGCAAGAAACCCGATGATGATTGGAAGATGTTCATCGAGGTCAAGCCGAAGCTAACAAAAGAGCTTAAGCGGGCTATGGACCTTCCGTTCTCGGTGCGGTATTCCTCAGCAGATGGTATGCTATCTTCAATAGTTGCTGCTGGAACGATTATCGTTTACAACGAAGACGACCCATGGAAGCCATAGGAGGGCAATATGAACTGTCAATATCCACCTGAGCACGCAGGGCACGATCCCCACGAGCTCAACTGTGAAGAATACCATCACCGTCATCCGATTGATCGAGCTGCTCCAGATTGTGATGATCAGCTCCCAATGATCTCGACAGTTGGGCGAGGTCCTCAAGGGTTCAGTAGCAAGGTTAAGATTTCCGACCCTGACACCTGCACCGAAACCTATCTCGAGGGATTCCTCTACGATCCGCTAACTGGTGAGTACACTTCTGAATGGAAGTCTGAGAACATCAACGGAGGCGAGCTGAGCTATCAGTACAACCTCCGACCTCATACTATCCCTAGGACGTTTACCATCACCTTCATTTACCGCAGACCTGGTCGATGCGAGTGGTCGTGGACGACTCCTGCCATTCCCTATATTTGGACTCTTGATTCGGCAGGGCAGCCTGATGCAGATCCCGACCATGTTGTTGGGTCTGGCATTGCAACCTTGATGGTGAAGACCGTCCATGAAGGTGAATGGAACTACGAACCAACTCCTGATGGATTCGATAAAGCTACGGGCAATAGCCACCATGAGCGTCTCTGGTATCCTATGGGACCCGATGGTGAGCGTACTACGCGCGATCAGTTCAACGCTCCCAAGGCTGGTGAAGGTTGGTCTGCTACTCTCGTGTTCGGCCGTGGCAACGGTGATATGGGGGGAACGATCGACGTTCCCGATTTCCAGGATCTCGCTGACTTCATGGGTATGTCGAAGACAGACATCATCTACAAGATTCTTGACAAAGGCGAAATGACCAGGTTCCCCGATGGGATCGATGCTTCCAGCTATACTGACTGGATGTTAAAGCATATGCACAAAGACCTAGGCTTCTTCGAAGGCGCCGACCATAACTGGACAGACGACTTCGGCGGGGAAGGCAGCGTCAAAGCCTACATCGATGGAAAAATCAGCCAAGCGGTGACGAACATCGAGAACAAGTACGATGACCTCATAAGGCAGCTCATCGCTCATATCTATGGAGGTCCTACCCTCGATAACGGCAAACTTGTGTGGCCGAGTGGTTCTAATGATGCGATGATTCCGACCGGCAACATCAACCTTCTTGGAGACGAAAGCGGCACGAAGTACATCAAGACGCACGTTGGTGTGCACGATGGCGATGTAAGGACCCTCTAATGGCTATCATTCAAACAAGAGACGTAAGCTGGTCAGAGGAGTTTGACCACTGGGCTGATATTGGAGCGAACGCTACACTTACTATGTCATTGAGAGATGATCTTACTGCAATAGACTGCTCAGTCATCATCCATAACAGTTGGGCTAATAAGGGATCGCGTACGGATTATGGCAACGGATACGTCAACATGGTGGCATATTCGTGGGCTATCGGAGAAACCGGTCATAAAACTCGTCCAAATGATCCTCCAGAAACATGGGACTTTGCAAAAAATCAGTTCGGATTAGATTTTCCGATGTTCTTCGATAACCTGATCTGGGCAGGATGGGCGAGCGATAGAGGCGATTGCGGTAAAGTAGACGGAAGCAGCACGCGCACGATACCGATTACCGACGATATGTGGGACGCTGATCATAACCTCAAAGATTTTCCGATCGTATATATCGGCGACCGTTGGTTTGGAGCAGGATTCGATGAGCTCCTTCACAACCGCGTTCGCGATCTCGAAGGGTTCGCTGCAACTGATTTCGACTGGTCGTACTTCCCCTGGGCAAAAAGCCAAGGCGGCGTATGGCTTAGCTGCAACCGTCCTGGTGGAGCCAAGCAAGCCGTAAGCGGAGGTTCTTGGAAGGATCGTAAAAACGATCCGTACCATAACGATAGAAACACCGGACATTATTACGACAGTGGTTGGAAGCGTTCTCCGATTGTCGGACAAGAATAGGAGGAACTTTATGTACCCTTATGAACCCCATAGCGGAACTCATCCAGCTCCGTATTGGTTTCGCGATGATTGTCATGCAAAACATTATCGCGACCCCTACATGAACAGCTTTTCCTGCGATGACCAGCTCCCCCTTATTTCCTCCATCGGTCGAGGACCTAAGGGAGCTGGTATCACGGCAAAGCTGCTGAAAGATACTGACACCGAATTTATCTTCTCTCTTGTAAACGACGAGACAGGCGAGCAGGTGTTTCAGTCTCCCAACTTGGCACCTGCTATCGTGAGCGTCACCGCTCCGAAGCATACTCCCATCGCAGGTGAGAACTATCCTATTACGTTCTCCATGCGACGTGGAACCGATGTCAGCGAGTACACGGTCGATATTCCGTCGGGTGCTCAAGGTTCGCTTATCTATTGCCTTGAGGACCCAATCCATCTGAACAGCACTTCGGAAAACGAAAACAGTGGAATGTGGTTCAAGCTTGCAAACCTGGGCGATACAACGTTCCGAACCACGATCGATCACCTGCTTATCTACGGTGAGCATGACTGGAATGGCAAGCCTATCCCGCGAGTAAACGACATCATCTTCTGTCCATACTGGGCGGAGAAGCAGGACGGCTACTCGATCGGAGTGAGCTTCGGCACGATTGAGGCTGTCGAGAACGGAACCGTTGTTTGGACTGCCAGAACATTCGTCCCGTCTTCCGACATTGGACTGTCCGAGAACGGCACCTGGATCATCAATGGCAAGGACTCTGGCTTCGTTGCCAAAGGCGAGAAGGGCGACAAGGGCATGACCGGTCCGCAGGGCGTTCAGGGGCCTCGCGGCGATGTCGGCCCGCAGGGCATTCAGGGGCCTCGCGGCGACGTCGGCCCGCAGGGAGTCAAGGGCGACAAGGGCGACCCGTTCACCTACGACGACTTCACGCAAGACCAAATAGATGAGCTCCAGCGACCGGCAACAGATGCGGCGGCAAAGGCTGATAAGGCCACCAAAGACGCGCAGGCCGCTATCGCCGAGGTTAAGGCCACCGAGGCGAAGCTGTACCCAGCGGCCGAGAACATCCTCGTCAGGAGCGAGACTGGCACGGTCGTGCACGTGGAGGACGCTTTCGCAGGCGCATCCCTGCGCAAAATCACGGTCGAGGGAGCTTGCAAGCAGGATGGCACGCCTTCCCCTGACAATCCGGTGCCGATTGAGGTGGTTGAGAACCCCGTCGTCAAGGTGACGGGACGGAACCTTCTTGACAACAAGTACCCCACTTATACCGCTGCTTATAATAACGGAATCGCCGTTATTAACAAATACTCCTATGACAACCCCAGCGTCGTGTTGCCTTTAACCATGGGACCACGCTCGTCCGACGGTTTCGGCTTCATTGAGAAGCTGAAGCCGAACGTGACGTATACACTAAAGGCCTTTAACTCGCCCGACAAGTCGGTTGTCTGCATCGCTGGGTACAAACGCGTGGAAGACATCAACAATGCGAGAAGCGCCGTCTGGTATCTAAAAGAGACCAGCCTGGGAGACCCCGTAAGCTTTTCGGTGAAGGAGGGCGGCGAATACGTCGTGTTCACGTTCGCCGCCAAGTGGGACGACGGAACGAACGAAATCACGTATCCCGCGGACTTCAAAGCTGTAGTCGAATACGGCGGCACGGCAAGCGACTATGCCCCTTACTCCCCACAGTCTCGAGCTTTCACCCTCCCCGCAGAGCATCCCTACCTCGCCAAGCTCCCCGACGGCACGGCGGACACCATCGAGGTGGACAAGGACGGCAACGTCAGCCTTATCGCTAGGGTGCAGAATGTGGACGTATCCAACCTTCCTGCGCCTAGTAAAATAACTCCGCTAGCCAACGGGATGGCGCGTTATGAATATTGGAGTTTTATAGACACGCCTACGAAGAATGACACTTCCGCGTTCGCACCCGCGTTTGCGAGCGTCGTCAATTACATGTTCCCAACGCAGGGAATGTGTGTGTCGGAAAATAGTATCCTAGTTGGCGCGACAGCAGAACCGACTGAGGCGCTTAAGGCTGGCGGGTATATCTATACGACCCTCGCAACCCCAGTCACCTACCAGCTAGGCAAAATCGAGATGCCAAAGGCGCAAGACAGCATCGTCAACGCGTGGACTGACGCGGAAGTCACACCAAACACGGGCATCGAATACACGCGCGACGTGAACATCGTCGTCGCGAACATCGAAGAGCGCATTACTAATGTTGAGCAAGCATTGCTCGAACGCGCTACCGGCGAAGACATCGACAAAATGTTTCCTACGAAATAGGAGTTTGCAATGGTTGATACAGACAAACTTGTTTACCTACCGCAATTGCAGCGATACGATGAAAAGCTCAAAAGATGGGCTAATGATGAATTTCTCGCAAAAGCTGACACTGTCGTCACAGACGTGCGCATAGCTGGCGAAAGCATCGCGACAGACGGAGTGGTGGATATACCATCAGCCTCTAATACGCAACAAGGAGTCGTCAAGTGTGACCCTTATGGCGGTCTGTTTATTACTGAAAGAGGAATAAATGTAACTGGTGCCTCAATGTCTCAAGTAAGTATGCGTAACGCCAGTCACTACGCCATTACAGCCGACTCGATTCTTGATTACGCCGTCAAAGCTGCTATGTGCGACGGAAAGGGTGCGACGTGGACTACTGAGGAGCAAACTGCGGCGCGTAAGCGTATGGGAATCGTCGACTACTCTCTTCTTCCTGCGACCAATACCGTGCTTGGCGGTGTAAAAGTTGGCAACGGCTTGAACGTTACTGACGATGGGGTGTTGAGTGCAGAAGATGACATAGTTTTCACATGGGACTTTGATACCAGTGCATTCAGTTGCAACAAAACTTTTGCAGAGGTCAAGAAAATAATCACAACAGGCGTACGTCGCACTGCGACTGCGAATGGGCTTCTAGAAAACTTCTCAATCACCTTATTGGCCGGAGCGGCAAATGATAACGGTGTTATGTTTTTCGGAACGGCACCGGGAGATGCACTCGGCTCCGGTATGCTCGGTAGTAGGACAGATGGAACGACAACCTACCTTTTTCAAAACGGTCTTGTTATCGCATATATGCCCGATGGTCATATTCAAATGACTGAAGATCTATCAAGTCTAGTCACCAATATGTCACTTGACTTTAAGAACACAACTTTTCAGTATGACCAACACAGTTCTTTCGATCTTAAGGATGGCGGCATCACGTCTGCCAAGATTGCGAACAGTGCGATCACCGCAGCAAAGCTTGCGTCAAGCGCAGTCACCACAGATAAAATTGCCGACGGTGCAATCACCGCAAATAAAATTGCGGATGGTGTGATTGGTTCAGCGAGCGGTAGAACTATCCAAGCAACGGGAACTGCGCCGCTTAATCTTTCCGTAGAGTCTCTTGCTGATGGTGGCAGTAAAATAACAGGTAGCTTGAATATTGGTTCTGGTCTCAGAGTTGAGGCTCAGCATGGTTTGCTTATGCCTTCAGTTGATTATGAAACTATCGGGATAGGCCCACAAGGACTTTGCACCCTAGAGCAAGATATAAAAATTCTAGCAGTAGAAACACCTACCCAAATACGTGAAGGATCCGTGTTAGCGGTTGCGCAGAACAGTATCGTTTTCGTTATGTTTAATGGAGTCATTATTTCTACTACTTCCAAGACTCTCGTTGGTCAAATAACAGACGTTAACTTTCGTCCTTCTACAAAAATAGTCGGAACCGTTCTAGCTAATGGAGATAATCGTATTGATTCAGCTTTCGCTACAGTAGAAGATGATGGTAGAATCTTCATCGAACCTTTGTATTCTAGTTTTCTATCGTGGTCTGGTACGCTTATTTATCCAAAAATTTAATCATAACGCCGGGCGGGCTTCGGTCCGCTCGACCTCGTTTGGAAGACAGGAGTCGTTATGAGTTTCAAAGAAGCAGTTAAGAACGTGCAGAAGAGCGGAAAATATTCCAAGAAGGCGGCAGCTGCTATCGTCGCAAACGCTTCTAGGAACGCAAGCCCAGAGGCTAAGCGAAAGAATCCTAATCTCAAGAAGGTCAAGTAAACTTTCGTTTCTCGGCATCAGCTGTCATAATCTTCATGTAAGGAAAACCAAGAGTTTAAGGATGAACATGATGGATTTGGTAGCTGTTTTCGGACCGGCTGTGTTGTCGGCTGTCGTCGGAGCCGGCTCTGCGGTACTGACCTTCTACGCTCAGATTACCAACCGTCTCACGAAGTTGGAGACGAAGATGGATGATCTGGACTCGAAGGTTGATAAGCATAACAACGTGATCGAACGAACTTTCATTCTCGAAGGAAAGGTCGATCAGCTGGTAAACCACCAGATCTGAAGGAGGTGTTGAACATGCTTGACAAGTTTCTGAACGATAACTCCATGGCTATGCGCCTTGTCCGCACTATCGTGCAGGGCATCATCGCTACGCTCATCGTCGCAGTTCCTCTTGCGATCGTTGGAGTGATCAAGGACCCGCAGTGGGCGGCAGTCGTCACCGCTGCGATTATGGCCGTGTTGAGCCCCATCATGGCGATGCTCAAGAGCGGCAAGCCAGAAGATGGGCTCGAAGACACTGAGGAGGAATAATGAACAAAAGCGAAAGCGATCTCATGAAGGAGTTCATCGAGGCAGGACGTGGCTCTGGCGACGGTCCCGATGATGAACATGAGGTGAAGGAGGCCGAGTATGTCAGCAGTAAAGAACGTCCTGTATTGCGCCCGACAGTGGATCGGGTACAGTAGGTGGGATGATCCCGAACCTGGTACTGTGTTCGGGCGATGGTATGCAGAGCTTGTAGGCGACTCCTACTTTGGTGAGTCCGGAGTTCCCTACTGCGCAATGTTTATCAGCTACTGCCTGGACTGGGCAGGTGTCACTGCTGATGGAATCCCTGGCGCCTATGTACCTTGGATCCTTTCTGCTAACTCGGATGCTGGTAGGCTCGTCGCCAACGAAGATGCGCAGCCAGGCGACCTTGTGATGTTCGACTGGCAGGGTGATGGCGTGGCTGACCACATCGGCATCGTCGAGGAAAATCATCCTGATGAAGGTTGGATGCAGACTATCGAGGGGAACACTTCCCCTGGCAGCGGTGGATCCCAGGGAAATGGCGGCGGAGTCTATCGCCGAGCCCGCAACTATGGAACCATCATCGGAGTCGCACGACCGTATTACGACTCTGAAGAGAGTGACACTCCTGTCGATGATCCGGATGTGTCTGAGAGCGATACTTCTGTCGATGATCAGGATACGTCTATTACGCAGCTTGATGTTGATGGCTACTGGGGATATAACACTACGCTTCGTCTACAGGAATACTTCGATTGCCCCTACAAGGACGGCGTGATCTCCTCTCAGTGGGCAGACGATTCTTGGCGTCACGCAGCTTGTACGAGCTTTCAGCATGACTATAGCGGTGAAGGTTCCACAACCATCCGACGTATGCAGCAGCAGCTTGGTGTGACGGAAGATGGGCTATGTGGGAAGAACACGATCAACGCGCTCATCGACCACTACATGTCCTCTTCTGGGGCTACCGTGCTAGACGGCCAACTCGATGCAGGCTCCATTACCGTGCAGGCAATGCAGCGTGCACTGAACGATGGAACGTTCTAACGTCGTATCTATCAAAAAAAGCCCTCGGGAAACCGGGGGCTTTCTTATTTTACCAATCAGGAGAATATGACGGAGCGCCGGATCTTGGGTTCGGCTTTTTCTTTTGCGCCAGCTTCGACGGCCTCATCCATGCAGGAACTCCGCTGTACTTGTCGTCTTGCTCCTCTCCCCATGCTGGGTACCTCAGCGGCATCTCTTTCGGTCCACCGTCGGAGGTACGTATATATGGTAGTTGCTCGATCATCTCGGCACAATATCTTGTGGCATCCATGATATGGCTGTATCTGTCATGCTTCGGTGTGGCTGCCCAGTCGTCGACGGAACTGAGCTCTTTGTATTCCCACGACTCGAAGCACTCCATCACCCAGTCGCATTTGTCAGAGTTGATGACCATGTTAGGCAGCAGCTTGCGGACACGGTTGATCCCGTCTGCAACGTAGGTTCGCTCAAGCTTCCGCCATTGGATATTTGGGAACATCTGACGACATTCCTCCAAAGGCGAGTGCTGCGAGCCTGAGCGATCGGAGTCCCACGGAAGGCAGGCAGCCCTGATAAGGTGGAAATAAGGTCGCTTAGCAAGCTCCTGAACACATTCCACCACAGCCTTTCGGTTGTCCTCATAGTAATCATAGATGAACATCTTACCGTCGATATATTGGAACACGATGCCAGCCGTCCAGTCAGACTGCTTGTCCTTCGAGGAGATGTCCCATGCCATATACACAGGCTTATCAGTGCGCAGGTTGTGCGGTGTGAAGCGTCCCTCGGCTCTCAGTACCTCGATGCCAGGGTAGACAAGGCCAGCATTCACTGCGAGGAACTCACACATGAACTCCTGGCGGAACATGTTGTCGTTGCCGTGAGCGCGGATGTAGCGCTGCCTGACGTTCTCCAATGCCTCGGGAGACCAGAGCTTCGAGCCATCTGCAAGCGTAGCCTGATCTGCACGTACAACATCAACGTAGACGCGGCCATGAGCACCGGGCCACTTAGCAGGATCGTCCTCTCCCGTATAGGTTCGGAGCATGTCTGCTGCCACGTTGTTCATGCCACGGGGCGTGAAGTTGAAGTTGACGGACAACGGCTGACCCATCGCAGCTTTGTTCTCCCAGATTGGCATGATGAAGTCAAAGGCGCCTCTTCGGTAGAGAGACAGCTCCGATACATAGAACGACTCATAGGATGAGCCGATAAGCGATTCGGATTCCTTAAAGCCGATGAACTGGATGAGCGCTTCTGCTTTATCTTCTGGATTGTTTAGGAACTTAATCTGCTGTTGGGTCTCTTTGATGTCCAGCATATCAGCTGGGTAGTTGTCCCAGTGTTTACGACCATCAAGGTACTTGTCCCAGATGTTACGTCTGATCCACTTGTTATCCAGGCCGACATAGGCAGTCTGGGTACCAGGATGATCCCACGAGAAGTGCATCGCCTTCTGGATATCATCAGTATCCTTGCCTTCCTGTCGTCCCCAGATTTTGAAATAGTAATCGAATTGTCCCGATAAGCGGCGAGCCCAGGCATCCCGCTGATAGGGCCTGGGCTCGTAATACATCGGGACCTTGAGTCCCTCAGCCATAGCTACTCCGCTTTACTAATCTGCTCGTCGAGCTTGGCGATAGCTTCCTTGGCGTCCTCATTGAAATGGTACGCTTCCTGAAGCTGCCCGTCCAAAGTGCGGGCAATGTTGAGCATGACTGCTTCCATGGCAATGTCCATAATCGTGGTCTCGTCCTGCTCATTGAACTTATGATCGATCATAGAGTCGAAGAAGTCTTTGTACTCTTCAACGCTTTCGATCGCCTCGAATCGTTCTGCAATACCATGAAGCAGATCGACCGTGCGGCGAGAGATGTCTGCTGCGTCCGCGAACGCGATCTCCTTGCCGTACTTAGTATGCTCAAGCACCTCTGCGAGTAGACGCTTGCTCTCAAGCCAGCCGTTGACAGTCTCGAAGGAGGACGCCATGTTGTTCACACGGGCCAGGAACTGCTTCTCGGTAGCCTCCTGCTTCTTTTTGAGGTTCTCAATAGCAGCCTTCTTCTGCGCCTCCAGATCCTTTTTAATGGAAATTTTCTTGATGGTAGCCTCAGTGTTCTTCTTGACTACAACCTCGGGCTTAGGATTTTCGTCCGGCTCGAACTGATGTGCCTCAGTGTTCTTTGCCATAGCTTAATCTCCTTCTCTGATTTCATTTATATAGTCGATGGCTTCCTGCCGTGTAGCACAATCGGTGATGTGCTTCCATTTCTCGTTGCCGATAACAAGCCCATCTGCCATAAGTGTCTCACCGATGTAGACTCGGAACTTGCGCTCGCGATCGACTCCTACGGACTCTTGAATCTTATAGCGGAGCTGCTTCTCAGTTGTCATAGCTTGGTTCCTTTGGCTCATAGTTCGGATCAATGCTAGCATTCAGGTAATCCAAAGCTTCCTTCTTCGAGGCGAACAACTTGACGTTGTGATTCTCTACCGGCCTAATACGGTAAGCTTCCCTAATTCCCTTGTCAGTCTGAATGAAGACTTGCTCGATTTTGAAAACCATTAGCGACCCTTCCTCTGCTTGAGTTGCTGGTTCTGTGACCATTCCATTGCTTCTTCCAGGCTCTTGAACTGAGGAGGCTTGTTCTCACTTGAGCCTGTGGACTGAGGCATATCGAGAGCAGGCTCGGTCGGTGCAGGCTTCTCCTGCTTGGGATGGAGAGCCTTGCCTCGTTCGGTCAGCTTGGCGATCTGACGGTTGACCTGTGCCAAAGCCTTGTCAAGGTCGCAGCTATAGCCAATGGCATTGCCGTCCTCGTCCTTCACCTCGTAGTCCTCGATGAGAGAGTCTAGCATATCACGCTGCACATCGTTGAGCTTCTTATAGGTCTCAGCGAACTTGAGCGTACAGACGATAGGCTCCTTCTCCTTCTTGAGCTCATCGATTCGCTGCTTGGCGATCTTGTTGAAAGCCTGCTCAAGCTCGGCATTGTAATCATCGACCCATTGCTTCGCCTGGGCACGTGGGTTATCACCTGTGAACGGACGCCCAGTTTCGGGATTGATGTAGGTAGGAACACCGTCCTCGTCCTTGGTGTAGATGTCAGGGTCGTTGATGGATGCACCGAGCTTGCCATCACGGGTGACTCGGATCTTACCAGAAGCCTTCATTGCATTAGCGACATCGCTCACAGCCTGGTCTTCGATGGACGACTCGATGGACGAGATAGTTTCATTCACTTCCTCAGCTGAGTAATCAAACTCTGAAACTGTTTCTCCAGCTGCTCCGTCAGCAGCGCTGCTTCCTCCAGTGTCTGTGTCATCCAGCTGTACATCATCGGACTGGCCTTCAGCCACAGGTTCGGCATCACTTCCACTGGTACCTTCTGCTTGTCCGGGCTCTCCTGCATCAGGCTGTCCGTCTCGACCGGCTGGAGTCTCTTCAGGTTCTTTCTTATTTCTTTGTTCCAGCGCAGCAAACGCCGCCTCCCACGAATCAATCGTAGGAGCTTCATCTTTCTTTGCATCCAGCTTTTCATCAATTCCATTCATCTTGTTCCTCTCTCTGATCGTTCATGTCTTGCAACTGTTGGATGTGTGTTCTAATCCAGCTTTGCTTCAGCATGTTGTATAGCAGCTGCCAACGCTCGACAATGTTCTCGGTGTCCTTGGAATCGAACTGCTTGATAAGCACCTCGATTGCCGAATCAATATCGGCCACCTTGCCAAGCGCGTTCCTCATGCGGGTCAGGAACTTGTTGGTTTCCTTGATGACTTGCTTGAACTCCATCAATCTCTGCTGGTCTGTGATTCCATCGGTGAACCTACAGGAATCATATTGTTCGACTAGGGTGTTCCAGCTAGCCACAAGATCCAAGTGCCTGCATTCCTCATCGACCCACGCTGCGAACTGCTTATTAGTAGATGCCAGCGCGTTCATCGATAAGCTTCTGGCGACGCCACTTCTCCCATTCGGCGTCAGTCAAAGGAATCGAGGCAGCCAAGGTCACGCCATCGATATAGCTCATAATCGGTTTGCCGCTGAACTTAGGGAGCAGCTCAGGAGCAAGCTGGGTGATAAGGGTCTTCAGTCCGAACAGTTGGATCATCGTGTCCTCTACCTGTACAAGCTGAGTCGGGAATGACCACAGGTAACCAGTCTGTCCATCGTTGCCCAGGACAACAGGTACAGGCATCTTGTGCAGACCAGGCGTGAAACTGATCTCGGTACCAATCTTGGGGAACGTGGTCTTAGCATAGACAGGCTTCGAGGTGTCCTCTCGTAGGATCTCATAGTCTCCGACCATGCGGTCTACTTCCTCGGGTGCACCGTAGATGCGGTCACCTGCGTTGGTCTCGCGGACGATGATGTCATGACCAACCTGCTCGTCGTAAGCAATGTTGCGTTTCGCGTCGGGCACCATCATCGGTGTGATGAGGATCTTCTTTCCGTACAGCGGATGGTGTCGAGGGTCTTTGTCCAATGCTTTCTTTGGCTTCTTGTTTTGAGGTTCCCAATCCTCGCCTTTGAGGTACGCTGTGATTCGGCTGCACCTCTGCTGGTAGGTGAGCCCGTCCGGCTCTAAGCCAGCACGCTCCTCCATCCGCTCCAGCTCTTCCTTCTTCAAAGCTGTCATCCTTTACCACCTTTCGACTAACCATGTAGTAAACATGTAGTTTATTATAGCATGAAAAAAAATAGGGCCGTCCATAAGGACGACCCTAAAAGTTAAATGTTCATTCTTTCTTCTTGCATGAGCAGGTTCATATAATAATCTGAGTTCTTATCCATCTCGGAGTTCACCTTACAGAAATCATTCTTCTCTTCAAAATAAGGAAGATCTTTCACGAACTTCTTGAAGGAAGTCTTTGCTTCTTCAACCATTTGGATCTCCTCTTCGAGATCCTTTCTACTATAGGTTTTGATAGCAAGTCTAATAGTAGAATCAGGATTGAAGAATATGAGGTTAGCACGCTGGCAATTTTTGAGCAAAGCCATACCTACTGCAAGCTGCCATCGTTCGGGACAATCCTCCTTGTCAGTATAAACAGAAGCAATATGTTTCTCCATACCATAACTCTTCACTTCGCCGATACTTGATGGACATGGAGCTCCATGTAGCTTGATGTCATACAATGCTATCTTCTCTGTTTGAGGAATCGACATAGCATCAGGAGACCAACCAAGAATATCCTTAACTAGGATAATGTCATCCCAATGATACAAGCCAAGGTTTGCTGCTTTGTTCGCCTCTTCTATAGCAATAGGCTCAAGTAGGTGACCTCTAGCTGCCATACCCGTACTGATGCAATCTTCATTTGAGATAGATGTTGTCATAAGATTAGCTGCAACCTTCATCATGTTCGCTTCTATCTGAGCTTGCGGTCTTTTACGTCCTGTCTCAGTTACAGGCAGGATGTTCTTGATACTAGAAGCTGTCAGGTAATGCGTTCTAGCCATCATCCATTCTTTATCGACCACGTGTCTCCACATAATCTTATCTCCTTAATCTAAAAAAGGGCCCAGTCGTATTATCGACCGAGCCCTTCGTGTTACTTGCAGTTACCGATTAGAACGGGATGTCATTATCATAGACAGACATTGGAACCGGAGTACCCGGATCGACCTGCGGTGCATATCCCGTAGGTTGAGACTGAGCGAATCCCGTATCCACAGGAATGTCAGCAGCATTGACGCTTACCTGCTGCGACGTCTGCTGATACTGAACCTGCGTAGGAGCAGGTGAGTATCCTACCTGCGGCTGCATGACCGGATTAGGCATGGAGACCGCGGGGGCAGTGGAGGCAGAGGGAGCAGCGACGACACCGCCGTGCGCACCATCATCGGCGAGCAGTTGGGGCACGGTGAGATAGGAAGGCAGTTCCTCTCTCAACTGATACGGTCCCGCTTGCACTTCCTCTACCGTCCAGGGTCGAGGATTACCAGAGCCATAGCTGAATCCCTGAGGCGGTTGCACCGTAGAGATTCTGATGGTCTTGCCGATGAGGTTCATCATATCCTCGCCGCCTGCGATCTTGAACAGATCGATATGCACCGAAGGCTTCTTACCTTCACGCTGCGCCTTACCTGCTTCTGCGAAGGTGAAGGTTCGATAGCCGCCGCTCGGTCCGCAAAGCGTGATACGGATATTCCAGACCGGATTCCCGTTCGGCCAGAACTTCGGAGTCGTCGGACCATGCTGTCCGAAGTTCATCGCCTGCACTTCCTGAATGGCAACTACCGTGCCAGTCAGTTCGGTAGAGAACCCAGGCTGATTGGGTCGAGAATAGTTCCAGTTGTGTTCATTACGGTTAGAGCTTTGTCCAGGATTGAGTGCCATGTTTCTTTTCCTTTCTATAGGGTTCGTTAATTGTACTTTACATCGATGAGTAAAGATTCGAGAGTTTCGAGATCTTCTTCAAGATAGTAGTCTGCAACTCTTTTAATCTTGTATTTCCAATCGTAATCGTTCAGATCATCTATCTGTTTATCTCGAAATCCGAGCATAAGTTGCTCAAAGTCATCAACTGGTCTTTGTAGGTTTATGGTACAGTTATAGTCGTATGTTGCAATGTAAGCTAAGGTCCAGTTGACCAAGTCATCGTTACGTCGTCCTTCAGTGAACGAGTCAGGATAGTTTTCTATCTCCTCTTTGTATTTGTTCCAATCCATTATTCCGAGATCCCTTCGTATCCTTCTGCCAGCATAGCTTCGATGATGTCCTTGTCTGTAATGTTGCCCTTGCCAAGTTCTGCCCAGTCTTCCTTTGAGAATCCTTGGCTCATGATGAAATCGTACAGGCTCATTTGTTCCTCTCTTCCTTTCTCATTTGTACATATGTCTTGAGGTCATTCCATATCTCATCGGTCAGCATCAACCGATTGATACCATTGGACTGTTTGACTTTTGTATAGACAGCAGCGTTCGTTTGGTTTCCCATAAGATCGATATGAGCATATGGGAAATGCGATATTGGTACGATGTGCGGGGTCGAGAAGTACAGGTGGAAGCTTCCAGGTTTCGATGGATGGCTCCAACATTCAGTGATGTTCCTGTACTTCTCTCCCCATGCAATCGTCCTCTCGTCGAACGTACCATGTCCCTCACCGTCAATGTCAATGACAATGAACGGCTGGGCATACATGTTCTGTCCGACGTAACCGCAGTCCGACAAGGCGATGGCTGCGTCCCTGGTATACAGATTAGGAATATAATCCTTGCTGTATCCCCATTTCATCATGGGCTTGTTGTCCCATGAGCACGGGAACCATCGCTTGTCGGTACCCTTCCAACCATCAGGAAGCTTTTTCAGATCAGACAGCTTCGATTGCATCACTTGTTGTGCTGCTGTTGGCTTCCTGATAGTTGGGTTGAAGTTCGACTGAGGTCTTACGAAACTACGTTTAAACGAACCATCGTTGTAGTTTCGTATGTCCTTCTCTCGAACAGGGATGTTGAGTTGACGAAGATGATCGAGGACATCATCCAGAGGAATCCCGTTCAATCCGCATCGATACATAGCGAAGTAGGGAGATTCACCGAACGCGAACAAGTTTCTCCAATCAAGCATCTTCGCTCACCTCTTGCTTCTCTGGTTTATTCAAGATACCTTTGGTAGTTACATAGCCGTAAAGCCTAAGGCCAATATCATTGTATTCGCCATTGAGACAATCTTTGAGCAGCTCCTGGGTTCCTTCGTTCGGCACCCTGTTCTTGATTGCAGAGCGAAGCTCAACTATGGAGGACAAGCTATATTCTCCCGACTTCGAGATATGAGTCAAAGCTTTTACAAGCTTGTTCATATCTGCTATGTTCTCAGTTGCACCACTCTTAATGCACTCAATAAATAATGTCTTCGTATCAGGTGGATTCGATGATTCCTCAATATTCTTCAATGTACTCTTAATGTCAGACATCGTCTTACACTCTTGTATCCATCCTTTCATTTTATTAAGAGTATCGAAATTCGTATTCGGTTCATTAATAAGTGATTGGATAATTATGTACAGACCATACTTTAGAAGCTCTAGATCTTCGGAGTTGTTCTGATTGTTATTGACCGAAGCATACAATTCATCAACAAGACTTGAGCTTACTCCATACATGTTGTGCCAAATAGCATTAGATCTATCAACTGTCTTTGCCAACTTCAATAGATTGGTTACTGTTCTGGCTGTCATATAGTTGTAGTCTTGAACTCCGAATCCACTTTTATATGTGCTCTTGATTATATCGATGAGCTTCTGTGTTGGAGCTACATTGAGTTCCTTCTTCACCCATTCGTACCAAGCTTCCTCATCGAACTTTACGTTAAGCCATAGGAACCTCTGTTTGGTTTGTGGAAGCATATCGCATTTGCCCTGAGGGTTACCCATGGCTACGATGAGGACGCTTGGAAGTTTTCTACCTGACATCATGTTGCGTTCCTGAATCAGAGTCAGGCACGCATTAAGGGTCATGATGTTTCCATTAGTGAACTCGTCAAATGCAAGGACATCTCCGTCCTTCATGTCGAGCAAGTAATCGAAGTCGTATATCTTCATACGCTTCGTGTCTGCATCAGGCATAGCCATGCCCGAGATCTCAGACGGCATCCTTTGACTGGTGATGAACTCGAAGTATTGCCGTCCGTGCTCCTCGCACCATTGTTTACATTGCGAGGTCTTGGACAATCCTGGATCGCTCATCAACGCGAGCGCCATCTCATCTCGATGCTGATCCAGGATGTCCAGGTAAGCTTTGATGTTCCTCACTTTTTCTAACCTTCTTTCCATGTGTCTTGATATAGTTCACGAAGTGGTTGAGGTACCAGAAGGAATGCCCGTCGGCACTCCATACTTCCCAATCATTGATACTTGTTTGCCACTTCGCAATAACTAGGTAAGCTTTGCGAACCTTAGCATTGTGCATCTCGGTTCGCGTTTGCTTCAGCCATTCCTCTTTAACCTTGCGACTGATTGAAGCTGTCTGCTTTCCTGTTTTTACTTCGAAGACGATCTCCTCGGTGCAGATGTTACCATCGTACATCCTGAGGAGAACATCTCCCTGGTCTAAGCTACCGTGCAGAGCTTGGCGAAAGGCTTCCAGCCCTGCACTTTCAAGATACTTTACCAGATTAGTTTCGGCTCTGGTGCCTTTCGCCTTACTTTTATTCATAACAGTAATGCTTCTTGAACAGCTTTGCCCAGTCGTAGCAACGATGGACTTCAACACTCGGGCAGTTCTTAGTAACCCATCTTGCATAGCCGGTACCACTGGTGTACTTATAACCATAGACATCGTACTCACCGATGAAGAAATCGTAGAGATGCTTCGTATTGATCTTCTGTTCAAGGTTAATGGGTCCAGGGTTATCGGAATCTCCAAACGAGATAACAACATCATAATCCATGTTGTTCTTTTTCAGAATCTTTCTGAAGTATGTGGATTCATTACTACGAGGAATCTCTTCTCGTTCTTTTTTGATGTCCATCTTCAGAACTTCCTCGTTCGTATAGAACTTGGAGATTCCTCCAGTCAGAATCAAGTCCGCATTAGTGATATCGGTGATGGTCTTGATGAGAGTCATCATGCCAGCACTCAAGCCATCAGGAATACTCGATGAGATATCGAGGATAACCAAAGATCTTTTCCTCGGTTTCTCATCGAGATATCCGCAGCAGATACCGAGCTTTTTGTTGTAGCCATCAGTCCACTGATAGCTGTTGGTCAGATTCACTTTGATGATATCTGCCAGCTCGCCGAAGAACTTTGGCACAAGCCTCATCTTGAGAAGCAAGTCCATATCAACAGAACTACCAGTATCCATGGCTAGTTCTTCAAGAGTCTTATCGCAAGTTCCTTCGGTAGATTCATAGTAAGAGTTGTTACCATGATCTTCTTTCGGCGGATCGTAGTTGAGCTTAACAGGTTCATATCTCTCGCCTACTATTTCTGCATAGACGTCGCGCCATTTGAAGAAACCGAATTTCTTCTCAAGCATCGGCAGCATCAGCCTGAAGATTAAGATCTTGTCTGAGCCATCATCCCATCTGAGATATGGGATTCCCTCAGGCGGTCTCTCAGTCGAACCGACGAGGACAATCTTCGGCCAGGTCACACCTCTTCGAGATAACTCGAACGGAGCCTCTAACATTCTCATCTGTTCTTTCCTTTCCGTAGAAGAAGGAAGCCCAGCATTATTTGCCAGGCTTCCTTCAATTGAACTAGTTAGTGCCAGAGTTCAGGGAACATATTGGCAACACGTGGAGCAACAGCTGCGATGTAGTCCTTCGCATCAATAGCTGCATTGATGAAATGAAGGATATCTTTGTCGCTTATATTTAACGGATTCATGTTCATCTTACGAGCAGGATTGAAATCCTCCGTAAGCAAGACTTCGTCTTCGTGAGCGAACTCAAGAATATTAGCAAAGAAGTTCTCGACGATCTTATCCGTCTTAGCGAAGATTGTTGATGCCTCGATCTCATCCATGATGTTCGAGATCTTATCAACGTACTCATCAAGCGTCGGCGTATTAGGCGTCTGCTTGATCGAGACCCTGGCCTTAGGTACAAACTTCGGCATCTCTTTCTTCTCCGATGCCGCTTTGATCTCATCAAGATTATCATTGATGAAATCTATAACGTCGTTCAGTTCAGAGAGGATGTTTATTTCTGAGATGACATCCGACGAGGGCATCATAATCTTGCCATCCACGACAAAGTATCCGCGCTTGAACTCGATGTCTTTCTTGTTTACGAACTGCATGGTTTGTTCCTTTCTCTTTCTACTTCTCTTCCTTATTAACAGCATCAAGCCATTGCTTAATGCGGTTAATCATTACAGTGTGCTTGAGCTTGGTTGCTTCCCAGGAGGAGTTCTGCCCATAGCTCATCTTATAGATAAGCTCGGCTACCTCCTGCTCCATACCATGCTCAATCAGCGGTGCTATAGCATCCATCATAGCACGGTTCTTATACTCTCGTGTCTTGGATGCAGCTCCTTTATCTCCAATCTTCAGAGATGTTTCGATCCAATCAATATACTGTTCTGCGACTGGCCGAGTGTCGATACCTCGACTCCAACCTTTCGGACAGCGGTCGAACTGACGATACCAATAGGATGGCTCGGCATCATATGGATTGAAGTGAGGGTTCAACCTATTGACGTGAGCAACTCGTTTGTTCTTCGGTCTTAGATCTGCGAAGACTCTCTTGTCCACGTCCATCGAGACCATCAGGTAATCCATATCGAATACCTTGATGACGTCTAGACAGTCTTCACAGCCCTTTCGCCAACTGATGTTGAGCTCGGGATAACCATCTTTGATAAGCTTAACCGTTTGCAGGTTGTACTTACCTGGATCCCAGAACCTCACTCGATCAGCTTTGAACTTCTCGATTGAATTCTCGGGTTCCCATCCGTCAGACAAGAACGCCTGGATGAGAGCTGCTTGTGACTGCGGAGAGTACGCGAACAGATCCAAATCTGTCTCGTTCTCCCACGTGTTCACCTCATCCCAGCTAAAGGTCGGGTCGTCAACATAAGCTAGGATAGATTGCCCGGTGTAACAGCACCGTGCACCAGCTGGCACGGTGTTAAGGATGTCGTTGACAAGCTGTTCATTAATCATTGTCAACCTCCTTAGTCAGCACAGCAAGTGTTGACAGAGCATCCTCAATGTCTGCCAATGACTCCAAAGCCTGATCTTTCTTTCCGATTCTCACTAGGCTTTGAAACTCTGACAACCTAGCTCGAACAATCTGGCACCAGTTGTTGAGCATACTTGGTGCAATGGTAACCCTGATTTCTTCCATGTCTTCTTTCCTTTCTAACCTATTCTTTGGTGTACATCGTCGGCTCGTCAGGTACCAATCGGTACATAAACTTATCGACGTTATACTTTCGGAGAACTAGGAGTTCACCTGTTAGTGGAAGCTCCTGCACTACTTCCCAGTAAATACCTGGGCGTTTCTTTAGGCGGATCCTGTCGCCCACCTTGAAGTTACTCATCGAGGGTCTCGATGAACTTACGAAGGTGAGCTTTTAAAGCTTCCTTCTCGATGTCAGATTCGGGGGGCTTGTACAGGATGATTCCCATAGGGAATGTCTCATCATTCTTTACTGCAAGCATGACATATCCCTTGCACTCGTCGACTTCTTCTGGATAGAGGATTTCAATAGCATCATCCATCATCTTGTCGAACTTCTCGAAGTCAAAGTTGTAGAGCTTCTCGCTTTTATCTTCGATGCGCTTAGGTTCCATCATTTCTTTTTCCTTCTTTCCGAGTTTGTAAGCCGACACTTGAAGCATCGACATCCTGCTGTGTAGCCAGTCAAGGTTCCATGCCTTGGGTCATCCTTGTTGGTTTTCATTTCTTCTAGTACCTTCGCCCTCCATTTCGCTCGTTGTTTCTTTGCAGCTTCAATGCATTTGTCGCATCTGCATCCAGCATTATAGGATGTGATGGTTCCGTGCCGCGGGTCTTTGGGATCTGCCTGAAGCTCCTTGAATCTCTTGGCTTGGTTTGCTTTCGTAGCTTTGATATAAGCTGGAGCATGCTGCTTATAATAAGCTTGCTCAGCAAGCCTGACAGATTCCATATGATCTTGCCGAAACTCTTTGCGATAAGCTTTAGCAGCGGCTTTACACAAAGAGCATCGACACTTGCCCGAGGTATAGCCAGTCATGGTGCCATGCCTCGGGTCATCAGGCTTCATGTTTCAACTCCTTTGCTCGAAGTTCATAACCTGCATTCAGGCAATTGCAAGTTAGACATTCTTCACTGTCTCCATCACATGGAGTACAGTAAGGTTCAAGCTGAGAACATGAATCTTTATATTCACAGATAAGACATTGTTCCATGTGTCTCACCTCACTCAAAGACTTGGACTCTGACTCCATAGTCATTCAGTCCTGCGACATAACCTATACCGCAAACATCTTCAACCATTTCTTTGATGGTTGAATACTGTTTAATAGTTGGACGATTAGGTTCGCCAACCCAGATCTTTACCTTGTATGGGTAAAGCTTGTTGATTCTCTGAGTCATCTCATCCAGACCAGCATTATCATCCCAATTAGGAAGTTGGGACGAGAGTTCACATAGCCTACAGTTCTCGCAGAACCAGTAACGATCTGCAAGTCTCAATGTCTTAGCGTATTCACCACTACATTGTGTTTTCACTTTTTTCACTTTCTCTTCCTTTCTAATCGATGTTCATATTTAACCAAGCCTGGCAGTTACCAAAGAAGTCACAGTCTACTGCGGATGGACAATAAAAATCAAAGCGATGGAATCCAATATCATTTGGTGCAGCCTTGATTTCTTCTTTAGTTGCGTACCTTAAATATTGTTTAGGAGTGCTGGCAGCAGTGCATCCTTTGTGGTAGCACACATGAACAAACTTATCTTTGTCTTCCGTGACTCTGCCTATCTCTTGCTTATAACCTGGGTCATAAATAACCCAGTCACCGAAGGCGAATGTTGGTTGATGATTGTCCAGTTCATTACGGCATTCTTCACAGACATCACCTGTCTGCTTTTTGTTATCCTTCCAGAAAATGCGAGGATAACTTTCGTGATATGAATCGGGCCATGCCTTACCGCATCTTGCACATGTCCATTCAGATGGATCGCAACTCATAGTTCTCCTTCCTAAGCTTCATTAAGCTCGTCTTGATCTAATAGTTTATCGGCTTCATCCCAGCCGTTGACACATGTTACTGACTTTGGTTTGGCAAGTGCGAATTCGCATTCATCTTCACAAGGACAATCCGAACAACAGTCTTCAAGTTGAGGACAATATGCCTCGATAGCATACCGTCCATATTCTTTGGAATCGACAATGTATCCAGCCGCATTACATGGCGTTCGATAAATTTTATAGTCCATTGTTCTTTCCTTTCTAACCAAAGAGAGAGCCACTTAAATAGCAGCTCTCTCTTCTTAGCTTTCGCTAGCAGAACGTGGCGAACCCACCAGCTGCAATGACTTGTCCATCATTGCCTCTGATGAGTTTCGTTGGGGCTAAGACATCATGTCGTTTAGCTGTCTGAGCAGCTAAAGATGAGACAATAAAGATGGTTCCGTCTTTAGGCTCCGGAAGTCCGGTGACCTCCGGTTCATAGATGGTTTTGTAGATGGGGATTCCATCTACTTCATCCACCTGCTGAGTGGAGAAGGTGACTCGCGCCACCTCTCCAGATGCAGGCAAGACTAAATTGTCTTCGTTTTCAAAGACGATGGTCAGGTCGTGCTGTGTCAGATTAACGAATTTCATTTTGCTTTCCTTTCTATTTGCCAGTCTTTACTTTTGCTTCCATCGAGCAATGAATTATTCCAGACATAGGATCATTAATTGAGATATAGAATTTAATATTGAGTTCTGGACTAATCAATAAATCTTCGGCCGCTGTTGCCCATCCTATACACCGATAGGCTTGATCCCAACAAGAGATCAGTTTCTCTTGAAGGGGAAGTTCAAGGTCTTCGATCCAGACGTCTAAGAAATCATAAGCTTCTTGGATTGTCTTAACGTCCTTTTTCCAAGCGAAGAAGTATTGTCCTTCTTCTGACTTCTCAAATCCAACTAGGTTTTTAAAGCTATTCATGTTCATATAGAATCGATCGTTCATTTTCTTTCCTTTCTAACCAAAGAGAGAGCCACATAATTGCAGCTCTCTCAAAGCGAAACATTTTATCGATGATGACCGCTAATAAAGCAGTCGTTACAGATAACTTGGCCGTCTTCCGACCAATGATTATCTGCTTGCAACGTACCTAATTCTACTGGGATTCCGCAGTATTTGCAGTCTGCCCAGCGATGCACTGGAATCAAGCACATCAAGATACAGACAATAATGAGGCTGATGATTGCGATAACCTTTTTCATTATGGTTATCCTTTCTACTAATGAGAGGCCATGATTTCTCATAGCCTCTCGGTTACCATATTAGCAAGTTGTCCCATGATACTGGGATGGCTTGCCTTCTTTTATTCGTTTGATTGCATCTTCACACTGTTCTTTACAGTGCTTACGATGCGGACAATTGTCGCAGCTGACAAAGTCCGTCAGATAATCTTCGTCATAAACGTCATAGATAACGTCATACATAGTTTTTCCTTTCGTTAACCACAGATGAAACCGCAGATACGGGCATCAACTGGACATCCGTCGCAGCAATATCTACGTGACCCAACTACATCATGCGCGATTCGATCGGCTTGAGCTTCCGGATAGAATCCTTTCAGGATCTTAGCCGTTTCTTCGACCTCTTCTTTTAGGTCGTTAAGCTCGTTCTGATTTTCAACCCAGATTCCACAGTACAGCATGATTCTTCCTTTCGTTCGCAGGCGGTACTTATACGTCGTTTTTTCTATTTAAAACAACGTGTCTTAAAAATTTAATTGAGAGAGCCAGATTTCTCCAGCTCTCTCGTTATGTGGAGTTATGCACTCCACGTTCCCTCTGGAATAACTTCGAGGGCTCTACCGCCTTCGACGCTTTTCCAGCCTCCAGTGATGATATCTCCAACATTCACTGGATCTGAGAGTATCCAACTAAGTGGATGCCGAATCTCTCCGAGTTCACCAGACTCGGGGTCGACAACATAGATTACCTCTAAGGTATCAGTTACTTTGTCGACGTCATAAACAACGACGTGCTCGAACCACTGTTTCGCAACAGTGATCGATTTGCCTTCATTCTCTGCAATTTTCGCAGAGATGAAATCATTAACATTTTTCGACATGATATTTTCCTTTCTGTCGAAATTTAATAATACTTACTTACACTCCTTTTGGAGCGAAGCGACTTACCCCCACGGGGCCCGTGCGCGAGCGAGGGAAGCCGCAAGCCA